AATCCGCGACATCATGGAGCCGCCGCATCAGTGGTTTGATGCAGCGCTTGCCCGCCAGGTTGTCATCCATCTGATGGTGACCGAATTCAAATGGCCGAAGCGCCGCGTCGTCGAGGTCGAGGACCGGTCGCGGGAAGCCGTCAACCGGGCGCTCCGCACGATTGACCGCCGGCTGGATAGCCCTCGTTTTGGCACGCATTACCGCGCCATTGCCAAGCGGGCACATGCCCTCGCCTTCCTGCAGACGGAAGAAGAGAGAGGGGTCGCCTGATGCCGGATTACAAGCAGCTCTCGCTTTTGCAGATCCTGATCGGCAACCGGCAGCGTCCGATCGACCGGGATTATGCCGCCGTGATCGGCGCCTCCATGAAAGAGCATGGCCAGTTGCAGCCGATTGTCGTGCGTGCCACGCCGGCGGCCGAACGCCCCTACGCTTGGCGACGACGGCTTCTTTCGGCTTGTCGAGGTCCATGCCGGTGTGCGCCTCTATATTCCGTCAGATCCGGACCGTTCGGAACTGCCGACGGCGATCGGCGCCGACGCGGCGGTGAGGCTTTCCAAGATGTTCCCAGGGGGCTATATACGGGTACCTCTTGCTCGCGAATTCCGGGCCGTGCGTTATCACAAGGCCGGCGCCACGAACCGTGAGATTGCCAAGCGCCTTGGTCTCACCGAAGGCGGCGTCGATAGGCTTCTGAAGCGTGCCCGCGCCAAGAAGCTGGTTGAGAGGAAGACCCGCAAAGATCCCCGCCAGATCGAGATGTTCTGACCCCGCAACCGCTAGGGGGCATGATGACTGCCGCCGAAACCATGCATTTTCGCTCCAGATCGCAACGCGTCCTGGAGCTTTTTTATGCCGACAGCCAGCCTTGCCCAGGCACTGACCTTGGACACCTTCCTTCAGATTGGCGGCCCGGTTCCGGCGAACCGGAGCAAGGCGCGCGAGACCAACGCGGCCATCCTGCGGCTGTCGCTCCCCGATCTCATGGATCTCTACGAGATCGATCGCCCGTTGCGCGTCGCGCATTTTCTGTCGCAGTTGGCGCATGAAAGCGACAGCTTCTGCACGTTCGAAGAATATGCAAGCGGCGCTGCCTATGAAGGGCGCACGGATCTTGGAAACGTCAAATCCGGAGACGGTCGGCGGTTCAAAGGACGCGGCCCGATCCAGCTGACGGGCCGCGCGAACTACCGCGCCTTCACAGCCTGGATGCGCAAGCAGCTGCCGGGCAATGTGCCGGATTTTGAAGCTGAACCGCACCTCGTGATGGAGGAGCGCTGGGTTGCCTGGTCGGCCATCTACTTCTGGACGACAAAGCGTCTCAACGAGCCCGCCGACCGCGACGACGTCATTACAGTCACCCGCATCATCAATGGAGGTCGCAACGGCCTGGCTGACCGGAAGGAGAAGCTCGCACGTGCAAAAGCAGCGGTTGCCAAGCTCACCGCCATCGCCACACCCACCCCCTTCTCCAAGGAATGGCCGGCTCTTTATCGCGGACTTCGTGACAACGAAGACGTCGAGAGACTGCAATCGCTTCTTGTCTCGCGCGGCGCCCAGATTGCCATTGATGGCGATTTCGGACCCGCGACGGAATTGGCCCTGAAGGCCTTCCAGTCCTTGCATGATCTTCAGCAGACCGGCATCGCTGACCCCGCCACCTGGGCAGCGCTCGGGGAGGCTTAGACCTATGTCGAAACCGTCCTACTCGACGTCGAAGCAACACCTCTGGCTCTCGTCGATCATGGCGTGGGCTGTGATCGTCATCCTGGCAATCGGTGCGGCGATCAATGGGCAGGCCACGGAATTTGGCACGATTGCCGTGCCGTCCATGGTGGCACTGATCGCAGCACTGCTCGGCATCCATCGCGGTTTCGGTTCGCTCGACTACAGAGCCGCCCGCGATGCCACGAACAGGACGGCTGATGCCCAGGGAGAGCGCTGATGCTGATGGCCTGGCTTTCCAAGGCTGCCACGCCCCTGATCGTTCTTGGGCTGATTGCGCTCGCGGCCGCCGGCATCTGCTGGGCATGCCTTGCGACCGTTGATCGACTGGTCGGGGATGCCCGCGCCTCGGCGATTGCAGAGCGCGATGCGCACTGGGAAGCAGAAATCGCCAGATCTGAGGCCGCGACCCAGGCGATAATTGCCGAGAAGCTTAGGGAAACGATGGCAGCCCAGGAGGCTGCCCGTGCCCATGTCGCCTCCGTCGAGGCACAACTTGCCCAACTGGAGACTGACAATGCTCGCTTGCCGGATGATGGCGCTTGCGGCCTTGGCCGTGATCGTGTCCGCCTGCTCGCCCGGTGACCGGGAGCCGATCGTGCGAACCGTGATCGTGACACCCGAAATCCCCACTGAAGCAAAACTGAAATGCGCCGACCCGGTCAACCTGCCGGATCGCGATCTGACCGGCGCCGAGACCGTCACCCTGTGGGGCCGGGATCGCGCGGCGCTGCGCATTTGCGAAACACGCCGCGCCGCAGCGGTCGGGGAAGCGAAGCCGAAATGACGCCTTCCGAAATCTCTCAGTATCTCGGCCTGGCGCTCGCGGTCATCGCGCTCCTCGGTCATGCCAAGGGCTACTTCTCGTCGGGGGAAAAGACCCTGACCGCCCGCATGGATCAGTCGGAAAAGAAGCTGATCGATCACGACCGCCGCATACAGGCGATCGAGGGCGAGATGAAGCATCTGCCGGATCGGGAAGCGCAACACCGGATGGAACTGCAGCTGGCGGAAATGAACGGCCGGTTCGCCATGCTGGAAGAACGCCTTCGCCCGATCGCCGCAACGAGCGAGCGCTTACATGAACTTCTGATGGAGCAAGCCAAGAGATGACGGAACTGGCCACCGACTTTCAGCGGATCATGCGCGAGGAAGCACGCCTGATCATCCTCAAGGCGCTCGGTGAGCAGGTCAATGAGAGCCTGAACTCTTCGATCCTTCAGCAGGTCCTGACCACCTTTGCCATCAACATGGAAAGGCCCTGGGTTCATCAGCAGATCGAGTATCTGGAAACCATGGGCGCCGTCGCGGTCGTGCCGGCCGGCACGGTCAAGATCGCAACGCTGACCGAACTCGGCCGTCGGCATATCGACCGCCTGACTGCGATCGAAGGCGTAAAGCGTCCGTCGAGACCTGGAGCCTGACCATGGCGAGGGGACGCGGACGCCTGACCGCCATCGACCAGTTGCCGGAAGAGTGCGAGCCGATCGTCAGCTGGGCCGCGCAAGAGTTGGCGGATAGAGGACGCACACAGGTCGAGATCTATGGCGACTTCAAGCGGAAGCTGATTGCGCTCCAGGGCGAACAGGGCCTCGATTTCGACATCCCGTCGTTTTCGGCCTTCAATCGCTATTCGATCCGCCTGGCGATCATCTCCCGCCGGCTCGAACAGACGCGCGAGATTGCCTCGACGCTTTCCGAGCGCATGGATGCCGCAGGTTCCGATGACCTGACGCTGATCGCGGCCGAAGCCATCAAGACGCTGATCTTCGAGGTGCTGCAGGATGCCGGCGAAGGCGGCATATCACCGAAGGGTGCGATGGAGCTGGCGAACGCGCTGCGTGCTGCCTCGGCCGCACAAATCACCTCCTCCAACCGCCGCCTGAAGCTGGAAGCCGAAGAGAAGCTGCGCAAGGTCGAAGCCGACATGAAGGACAAGGCGGAAAAGGCGCTGGACGTGCTGTCGAAGGAGCCCGGCGTCTCAAAGGACGCTATCGCGCGTGCCCGGCGCGAGTTCCTCGGCGTGCGTCCGCAGAAGAAGGACGAAGCCGCCGATGGTTGACCTTCCCACGGGCCGTTGGATCGACCCACCCGTTCTCGCCCATGGACAGGGAGCGCCATCGCGTTCCGCGTCGATTCAACCAATGTGGGGACCGTCACACCGTCAGATGGCCGTCTGAAGACGGATGTTGAAGATGTGTCGTCCGCGCTTGAGCAGTTGAACCAGCTAAGGCCGGTGTCTTTTCTCTACGACCAATCCAAGAGCCCGATCGGTTTCGCGACAGGCAAACAATTCGGCTTCATTGCTCAGGAAATGGAGCAGGTTCTCCCCGCTTTGGTTTCCGAATGGACCATGAATACCGAGGATCCGGAGAACACGACCTACAAGCAGGTCGATCTCTTAAAGCTCGTCCCGCTTCTCGTTAGGGCGATCCAGGAGCAACAGGCCCAGATCGCAGCCCTCCAATCCAGTCTCAACAAGTGAGGGAGGTGCTGACGAGATAGCCATCGGATGCCGGAGCTTTCGCTCCGAAGGCGGGGATAGAGTAGCGTCCTCACCCGCCCGACAGCGCAAGTCGACAACTGTCACATCCGACCTCGGCTAAGCCGAGGAGGCCTCTGTGACTGAGTCGGGATGCCAAGACAATGCCGGAAATCAGGTGCGGCAGCTGCCGCGCGCTTCTCTTCAAATACGACGGCCGCGACATCACGGCGACCATCGAAATCAAATGCCGCCGCTGCGGCACCATCAATCATCTACGGCCGCCCGAGCCCTTGCGCGATCACCCCGAGCGACGGCCGGAAAGGGCTCATTATGAAAACAGAAGGACAATTGCCGCCGTTACCTCCCAACTCTCCAGGCGTGAATGATCACGTCTACAAGCCTCGCCAGGGTGTCATCCTTGTTTGCCCTGACGAACGCTCGCAACAGCAGGTCTACGAGACGCTGAACGCCCTCAAGACCTGCAAGATCAAGGTTGTCTGCGCATGAAGATCGAGATCCGAAATTCATGCGCAGACTTCGACAGCTACCGCTCCGCCCGCGTGAAATCCCTCTTCAATGTTGATGACGGAAGTTCATTCGAGCACGTGGCTGATCTGCCGATCGAGACCATGGACTGGAAGCTCGGCCTCGTGGTCGGGCCTTCCGGTTCCGGCAAGACCTCGATCGGACGGCATATCTTCGCCGAGGACCGAATGGCGACGATGAACTGGCCGGCAGACCTGCCCATCATTGATGCCATCTCTCCGGACGGAAGCTTCAACGACGTCACGGCCGCGCTTGCGGCCGTGGGGCTGGGTTCGGTACCCTCCTGGCTTCGCCCCTACCCTGTCTTGTCCAATGGCGAAAAGTTCAGGGCCGATCTTGCCCGGTTGATCTGCGATCGGCCGGACGAGGTTGTGGTGGACGAGTTCACCAGCGTGGTCGATCGGCAGATTGCCCGGATCGGTGCGCTGGCGTTCGGCAAGGCCTGGCGCCGGGGAACCGGCAAGGCGGTGCTCCTCTCCTGCCACTATGACATCGTGGACTGGCTTGATCCCGACTGGATCTATGACACGGCAACCGGCCAGTTCACCGGGAGGTATCTTCGACGACGCCCCTCGATCACCGTGGAGATCCAGCAGACCAACTGGCGCTGGTGGTCCTATTTTGAGCAGCATCATTATCTGAAGCTGCCGCACATGATCGCCGCCACCTGCTACGTCGCCTTTGTCGATGGCGAACCGGTGGCCCATGTCGCCTTCTCCACCCGCCCTGGCCTGGTCGAGGCGAGAGCCTGCCGCCTGGTCGTCATGCCCGAATGGCAAGGCGCCGGGATCGGCATCCGCTTCCTCAATACGGTCTGCGCAGCCTGGCGTCGGGGAGAGAACCGCTACGGCCGGCCGATGCCGACGCTCTTCCACACATCACATCCGGGTCTCGCCGCAGCTTTGCGGCGCGACCCGCTCTGGACGCAGATCTCCTGCTCATTGCACGGCGGAAAAGGCAGCACAGGCGTCAAGGGAAAGTACGGCGGCCATTTCCGCGCCGTTCAAGGATTTCGTTACATCGAAGGCACGGAGATCCGGCAATGAAGCTAGGCTTAATCGGTCAGAAATGGCTCGCGGCGGAGGTGTTCAAGGCGCTCGCGCCATCACATCAGATCGCCTATGTGGCGGCACCTTCGGCCTCCGATCGTCTTTTCGCAGCTGCCATTGAGAAAGGTGTCCCTGCGATTGACTATGGCGCGACACCGCTTGCCGCGTGCGACCTTCCCGCGGTCGATTTGATCATTTGCGCGCATGCTTTCGTCCACATACCCGAAAGCGTGAGGACAACCGCTGCATTTGCAATTGGTTATCACCCCTCCCTGCTTCCCTTGCACAAGGGAAAGCGGTCGATCGAGATGACAATTGCCGCTGGTGATCCCGTCACGGGCGGGACCGTCTATCATCTGACGGAAGAACTGGATGCCGGGCCGGTGGTGTTTCAGGACTGGTGCTTCGTCCAACTAGGGGAAAACGCTGCCAATCTTTGGCGGCGGGCGCTGGCACCGCTCGGACTTGATCTGCTGCTGAAGGCAGTGGATCACTTGAATTGCTATGGCTTCCTGCCTTCCGAGGAGCAGGAAAACCTCAGCATTTGCGGCACTGTTGGTAGTATTGCCCCCTCATCGGTAGAGTTAGTCTAATTGCAGTGGTTGTATTCGAGTGATACGCTTCGTTGCAGCGGTTGCTCTGGGGGAGAGACCGATGAAAGACCTGCAGCAGATCGTCAAAAAGCTTGAAGAAGCCGAAATGCTGGCGAAAAACAGCGGCCATCAGTTGCTGACATATCTGATCGTCGTCGCATTGCAGGAAGCCCGTGATGTTGCCCGAGGAGGCACGACGAAAGATCCGCGCTGACCTTCAGCGCGGCGGTTTTCAAGGACCATTTGAAGAGGCTTCGAAGCTCGTTCGGAGCCTCTTTTGGTTTCTCGCGCCCGGACCATTGGGGTGCAGCTTTTGCCGCGATGGACTATTCGTTAACAATTGCTTGGCGCGGCAAATGAGCAGTCTATCGGCCGAGAAATGCCAAACAGTTTCAACCGCGCGCCATCCCCAGAGCCAATTCACTGTTGATGACAGAATCACAATAAGACCGCAGCCTGTAGAGCATATTGACTTCAGTCTGGGACAACCACGGATGCCCTTGGTGCACGATCTTCGAGCGAACCTGATAGATCTCGCTCACGTTTTTCATGATGGCGTCTCGCTCCTCGTGGCTCCTCGCAACAAGGTAAGCGCACCGGTTTCGAATGATGGATACGATACTGACAGGATCGTCTTTTTTTTCACCCAATAGAATTTCGAGGCACACCATTGCCTGAACAAAGGCGAGTAGATCCTTCTGGTTTGCCTGGCTCGAAAATAGCCAGCTAGCAGCAAGCTGCAACTTGAGTGAGATCGCGCTTTGATGCTCAAACACGGGCACCATACGCTGCAGTAGCGCGATTAAGACCCCGGAGTTTTCTGATTTCGCAACGTCATGCGGTACCAGTTTCGCAATCAATGCACTGGCGTCACTATCCAGCTTGAACGCTCCTACGGGCGTGAGCTTCTTCCCCTCCCGACGGTGCGCATGATAATTGTAACCTGACGTATAGCTAATGAATTTTGGCGTGGTAGTCAGAACCCCTTGAGACAGGAGCAGTCCAAGAAATGCTTTCAACTGTGTTTCGGCTGTCTGTAGTGGTGGAGTTGGCGAATAGCCGCCCACAAAACCAGTGACCTCCATCTGTAGGGCCACGCTTCCCACTTCGACCTTCGGCTGGGGCTCTAAAAGACCAAACAATCCCCCGCGGTCTTGGGCTTTCAGTCCATCTCCCTCAGAATACGTAGTTATCATCTCGTCGGTGAGGCTCACCAGGCGAACATTCGGACCAAAATTATAGGATGGCAGGCTTGGGGGTAGAATGGACTTCAGGTTTTCTGGAAGAATAAATGTGACCGTGTAGGTCCACGGCAATGACTCGAATTGTTGAATCAGGTGTTCGGCTAATGGCTGGCCACCGGGGGATAGCTCTAAGTCTAGGAGCGCCCCTTCCTTGCCAGAGTCAAAGGAATTAATCTCACCCAATCGCTGGAGGAGCCACCCGATAACAAATGTCGATATCGGTGTATCCCCTACCAAGCTCACCCACTTCTTACG